TAAAATTAAAACCAGGTGTAAAACTGGAAGAAATCACATGGAAAGACGATGATTTGTGGTATCTTACTCGACCAATGAGAAATAACGAATCAGCCGAAACACATACATTTGACCAGTCAACTGATTTTGGTTTCGAAGGTCAAGTAATTATTATTGAGAAGAATAAATAAATCAGTCAGAGAGCCACATGAGAGCCAGACTAAATTCTAAAAAGAAAGGAGGTCTGGCTCTATTTTTATGGGAAAAATTACAGAAGGCTCGCTTGAATGGTATCGGGCAGTGCTGAATCAAATTATCAGTAGTGACATGACAATCTATCAGAACCAAAAGGATTGCCTTGATTTGCTCTTAAACATGAATATTGACCTTCCTTTCAACAAGAATCAAGAAGCACGGAAAATGGCTATGAAAGTAAGTCAATACTCACATAACATAGCAGAGAAGTGTGCTGCATTAACTGGTAGTGGTGACTTTGACGATATCTACTGGCAGTATTTATTATTGGAATCACCACATTTGCTTGATTCATATGCCATGTATATAGAAAAAGATAGAAAACCAGAAGAACGGTTCTATTTACCAAGACGCAGAACATTGAAAAAAGTAGTAGATAAATTACAAGCACTTGAAGAAGATGAACTTGACGAATTGTTTCTGCATCAGCCAGCCAGAACTGGTAAATCGCAAATTATTACTGTTGGAACCGCATGGCATTGTGCAAGAGATTCAGAGATAAGCAACCTCTATGTTACATATAAAGAAGGACTTGGCGGCGCATTCCTAGATGGAGTTATGGAAATATGGACTGACCCCACATATTGTCATGAAGATGTATTTCATTCAAAAATAGCCAGAACGGATGCAAAGAACCACAAAGTAGACCTTGAAAGAAAGAAAAAATATGCGACATTATCTGGAAAAGGTTTGGAATCTGGTTTGAACGGTGAGTATGACGCATATGGTTGGCTGATTCTCGATGATATCCTGGAAGGTATTCAAGATGTATTAAATCCAGATATTCTAAGAAGAAAGCAAATTGTGTTTGACAACAATGTAATGTCGAGAAAGAAAGAACAATGTAAATTGATTCTAAATGGTACTATCTGGTCATTGCATGATTTGTATATGGACAGACTATCATTTCTTCAGAATAATCCAGAAGCAAAACACATTAGATATGATGTTCTTAAAATTCCAGCTCTTGACCCGGAAACTGATGAGAGTAATTTTGACTACGATTACGGAGTTGGATTCAGTACAAAATATTATCGTACTATTCGTTCTAAATTTGAAGAAAACGATGATATGGCAGGATGGTTAGCCCAGTATCAGCAGGAACCTATTGAAAGAGATGGCGCTTTATTTAATGCGCAACATATGAATTTTTATAATGGACAACTTCCAGATGAAGAACCATTGAAAGTAGTTTCGGCTTGCGACGTGGCTCTTGGTGGTAGTGATTACCTTGCAATGCCAGTAGCATATGTATATGAAGATGGTTCTGTATATATACACGAAGTAGTATTTGATAACTCTGAAAAGAAATTTACTATGCCAAAAGTTGTATCAGCAATTGTCAATAATAAAGTTACGAATGCTTTTTTTGAAGCCAATGCAGGCGGCGAAGGGTATAAAGATGAAGTAGAAGGAAAGTTGAAGGAACAAGGGTATCAAACTAATCTTACTTCTAAATATGCTCAACAAATGATTTTGAATAATGGTGGACACGCACCTAAATCAGCAGTGAGAAAAGAACAGAGAATTTGGGATAATGCTGAAAACATTAGAAAATTTTATTTTCTTGATACTGGATATCAAAATGCAGAGTATAGAAAATTTATGAATAATGTCTATTCATTCACAATGACAGGAAAAAATAAGCACGATGACGCACCGGATTCACTCGCTAGCTTAGCAGTATTCTTAAAAAATGGAAGCGGAGTTGGAACAGTAACAGCAACACAGAATCCACTTTGGGGGAGGAGATAGAATATGATGACTGCAACTCAATATTTACGCCAGATTGAAAATTATGATAACAGAATCAAAAACAAGCTTATCGAAGAAGAACAGCTCAGTTCTCTTTCCACAAGTGTATCTGCAATCCCTGTTGGAGAAAAGGTACAAACTTCTGTAAAACGTGATCCGATGGGAGACATGATTGCGAAGATATTTGATCTGCGAGAAGAGATTTCAGAAATGATATCTGAATTTTTACAAAAAAGACAAGAAATAGTCCGAACTATAGAACAGGTTGAAGACCCATTACTATATGACATATTATTTAAGCACTATGTTGAGTACAAATCTTTGGTTCGCATTGCAGATGAGATGGGATATTCTGAAATACATATTAAGAAAAAACACTTAAAAGCTTTGGCAGAAGTAAAAAAGATAAAAGGTTTTGAAATATGATACCGAAGTATACTGAATGATACCACCAATATGTGTAAAATATAAAGTAGAGCATTGGATTAAAACATCCAGTGCTTTTTATTTTGTAGAAAGGATGGTTCGGCTCGTGAGAAATACAATGAATTTTGTAGATTTATGCCGAGGAGAATTCGGTAGAAAAGTAGCCTACACAGGCGTTGACCGAATCACTCCACAAAATGTAGTAAAAGTAGTTTCAGATACAATTGGCATACATAATAGAAACCGAACATTGATTGATTACTTGTATCGGTACATGAAAGGCGATCAGCCGATATTATACCGAAATAAAATAGTCCGTCCAGAAGTTAATAACAGAGTGGTTGAAAATCACGCATTTGAAACTGTAAAATTTAAAGCTGGACAGATTTGTGGGGAGCCAATCCAATATGTATGCAAAAAGAAAAATGCGGATGAAAAAATAAATGAGCAAGTTGACCTTCTGAATGACTATTTGGACGAAGCCAATGCAGATGCAAGAAACATCCAAAGGGCAATATATCAGAGTGCAACAGGAACTTCCTATAAGGCTATTCTGAAAGAAGAGGACTGGACAAAAAACGGAGATTTACCACCGTTTAGAATCTTTATTCCATATCCTGGTGATTGTTACATTGTATACTCACAGAGAAATGGGAAACCAATGCTTTCCGTGCAGATTTTAAAAGATGAAGATGAACAGCAATATTATTTATGTTATTCAAAGAACCAGTTTTTTGAAATCAAGAATGGAAAAGTGACTAACTACGGCATCAATGGTTTTGGTGGCATTCCTATTGTTGAATGTCCGAATAATCACGACAGACTTTCAGATGTTGAAATTGCAATCACCTTATTTGATGCAATTAATAAATATCAGTCTGATAGATTAAATGGCGTGGAACAGTTTGTGCAAGCCTTTATGAAGTTTAAAAACTGCGAGATAGATGAAAACGAGTTTTTGAAAATGGTAAAACTTGGTGCTATCTCTGTTAAAGATACTGGAAATGGCTGTCAGTCAGATGTTGAACTGATGACCGCTGAACTGAACCAGTCAGAGAGCCAGATTGCGAAGGATGATATCTACAATAATATGCTGATTGTAGAAGCAATGCCAAACCGCCAAAGCAATAGCGGAGGGGATACAGGAAATGCTGTATACCTTCGCAATGGATGGGACTTTGCAGAGAGAGATGCAAAATTGGTAGAAGCATTCACCAAGGAAGCTGAAAAGGAATCTGCTAGAATTATTCTGAATATTATCCGTGGTACATCAAATGATGTTAATATCTCAACCAGAGATTTTGATGTAAAGATAACCAGAAACCCAACAGACAATATGCTTGTAAAAGCACAGGCACTTGATTATCTGTTTAAAAATAAAATTCATCCGCTTATTGCGCTGATTACCTGTGGGCTATTTAGTGATCCGCAGAAAGTCTACGAAATGAGTTTACCGTATCTGGGAACTATTTACCCGGAACTGGCAGACCCGGAAGCGGAAATGCAGAAAGCACAGCAATTACTTGACGGAAAGTTTCAAAATCCGTCCAAAACAGAACCAATGGCAAATTCTCCATCTAACGAAGAATGAACCAAATTTCGATTATTTAAGGAGTTTTAGAAAAATCTAAGGCTTCTTTTTTAATACCCAAAATCAAATAAATTGCAACAGCCCGTGAGCGTAAATCGGGTACAGACCATGTGCGGAGCGAACCGTGTTGAAAAAGCGTATTGGACTGGAAGAAAGGAGATTTCAATGACAAGAGAACAGGCAAAACAGGCACTTATCGGTATGGGAGTTGCAGAACCTTCCGAGGAACAGGTTTCTAAGCTTCTTGATTCTATTTCTGCTGAAACTAAGAAAGAGAAAGACAAAAATGTTTCTCTGAAGGAAAAAGCTGAAAAAGCAGATTCCCTGGAAAAAGAGTTGGAAGAGTTGAAAAAGCAGAACATGACCGAAGCAGAACGGCTAGAAGCTGAACGCAAGAAAGAAAAGGAAGCAGTGGATAAGGAGTTAGCTGATTTGAAAGCTGCGCTTGCAGAATCCAACAAAAAAGCCCTTACCAGTGAAATTACTTCTATGTTCGCAAATGCAGGACTTTCAACCGAAACATACGCGAGTGCTATTAAAGCATACGCATCTGCACCGTATGAGAAACCAGAAGATGCAATGAAAGAAGTCGAAACTTTTGTTAAGGGAGTTTCCGAAGCAAATAAAACAGCACTTGATACCGCAAAAGCAGCTTGGGAGAAGGAAGCATTGGAAAATACTCCTAATCCAGGAGGCGGTAGCGGCGGCAAACCTACAGTGAAAAGTGATGCTGCTGAATTTGCAAAAGCTTACTCAGCAAAAATGAACCAGGAAACCAAATCAGCGGACGATAACGCCCCTGTAAATATTTAAGTAAAGGAGATATAAATAATGGCTTTTATGAAAACAGAGCAGTATGAGTCCACTCCAAATATTCTCGAATCTGAGGTTGGACTTGTACTTAAAACCTACACAGCAGACCAGACAAATGCTGAAACAGTTGGAAATAAGAAAATTATTAAAGCAGGTTCCGTATATCCAACAAATGCGACAGGTGCACTCGGCATTGTATTTGAAGATGTTGATATGACAGATGATACTAAGAGACCAATTTCTGTGATTGTTGCAGGCCGTGTTCTCGAAAAGAGACTTCCAGTAACAGTTGACACTACTGCAAAAACAGAGCTTGAAAAATCCGGAATTGTTTTTGTAGTCACAGAAGACCCAGTATTTTAAGGAGGTATGACAAATGCCATTTAATATTTTGGAATCAATTACCCAAGAAGAAAGACTTAACTTTTCTCAGAATTTCAGCGTTAAAAGACCAGGTATTCTTGACACCATTTTCCCAGATACAAAAACCCAGTATCTGAAAGCAGAGTATTACAGACTTATGGCTGGACAGAATCTCCCGGAAGTTGCATTCGTCCACGCTCTTGATAGCGAAGCAGAAATCGGCACAAGACCTGGATTTGAAAAAGTCCTGACTGAAAAACTCTTCATTAAGAGAAAAATCAATCAGTCCGAAAACTTACGGCAGGCAATTGAAAATGGTGTGCCGGATAATGAAGCGCTGAAAAACTTTGTATTTGATGATGCAGCCAGACTGTTCGAGGGCGTTGTTACAAGAGCAAATGTTATGAAAGGACAGTTCCTTTCCACTGGTGCTGTAACAATCAAAGAGAACCATGTTGACATGGGAATTGACTATGGCGTTCCAGCAAGTGCAAAAGTAACGCTTACTGATTGGTCTAAGCCAGATGCAGATATCATGGGCGATATCCAGAAAATGGTAGCTGTAGCAGAAGGCAATGGCTATGTAGTAAACAAAGCTGTTACTTCTCTTAAAATGATTAACTACATGCGGAACAACACTGCAATGCAGACAGCTGTTCTGGGTGCTGCAAATAAAAGGCTTCTCACAAAGCAGGAGCTTGCCAATCTGCTTATGCAGGAATATGGAATCACAATTGATCGTTGTGATGAGAACTTTAATTTCAGAAAAGCAGATGGAACCCTGAAAACAGCCAGATACCTCAAAGAGGATGTATTTACTCTGTATGAAGCAGATGCTAACGGTTCTTTCGGTGTTGGCCTCTGGGGTGTGACACCAGAAGAGCTTGAATACAGACAGTTTATACAGGAAGAGAATCGTTCCTTTGTTACTCTTTCCATGTGGGCTACACAGGATCCGGTTGCAGTATGGACAAAAGCATCCGGTATGTTCGTTCCTGTTGCACCAAAAGCAAACGGTGGTATCGTGATCGGTACCAAAGCGGGGGAATAACCGGGCATAGTCTCGATGAAAACAGCCAGTCACCATCTGTAGCAAGCGTGAATGATACATCAACACACAAGTATACAGAAAGCGAGTTGTCTAATATGACTGTATCTCAGTTAAGACAGCTTGCAAGTGACAACGGCTATGCCCTGACAGCAACTAATAAGGCTGGAATAATATCAGAGATTTTATCTCAGAAAAGGTAGGTGACTTAAATGGACGAACAGCTTATAGAGGATTTGACAAATTATCTTGAAGATGATGAAGAAACTGCGAGGATGATTCCTCTTTCAGCAAAGAGGGCTATTCGTTCATTTAAGAAGAAAAGGAATTATCCTTCCTCTTACAGTGATGAGAAAATAAATTCCGATATGGAAAACTGCTATGATTGCATATTTGATTTGGCTCTTTTCTTTCTTGTGAAACAGGGAGCTGAATTTCAAGGATCACATTCCGAATCTTCTGTAAACAGAAATTGGACTTCCGAAACTGAAATTTATGTAAATCATGGTGTTTTTCCATTTATCGGATTCTAAGATGGTGTGTGCGTGATACGTCAATCCTCCCACGTATCGCAGGGGTGCTTCAAATTAGGTGGGTAGAAGCAATATCTTAAAAAATGGGAGTGATGGAAAGGAATAGCGATGGGATGTGAACACGAGTGTATCAACGAACACCGCTTGGAAGAATTGGAAAATGTCGTCCGTGAGATGAAAGAAAAGCATTCCAAAAGGGATGAAGGCTTTTTTAATCGTATCAATGCGCTAGAACAGAAAATTGCTTTATACAACAACGATCTGGGACACATCAAAGATACAGTTGACGAAATGAACGACAATTTAAAAGCACTCATGGAAAAACCAGGAAAATTACAGGACAAAATTATTGCTTATGTCATAACTGGCATAATCGGTATTGTTTTAGGCTTTGCTCTTAAAGGCATTTTCCCGGTGTAATATTGATTCCACTAACAGGGAGGACGGTGGAATGGATAATTATAAAGACTTTTCAGAAGATGAAAGAATCTTCTATTTGCGTGAAGCTGGATTTGATTCCAGAGAAAAAGAGTTATTCCGATTGCGTGTTTACGAAGAAAAAACACTTGCAGAAGCTTCAGAAATCATGGGTTACAGCACAAGAACCGTAGACCGCATAAACAGAAAATTAAAGAAGAAAATTATGAAAGTTGCCCCGATGTATTGTCGGGGCTTTTCTTTGTATTAATAGAAAATGGCGTATTTATGGCGTTATCATGGCGTGTTAATCAACCTCTTATTATTGTAAAATATAGTTATAAAAACAAGGGAGGTTTGAGATATGCAGTATGGTAATCCGTATTTTGCGCAACCATTTCAACAAATACAGCCGTATCAAGATAGATTAGCACAATTGCAGAATAGTTATCAGCAGGCAATGCCATACGGACAGGCACAAATTCAACAACCAATGCCACAAGTGCCACAAATCCCCATGTTGCAAGGACAGATGGTAGATGGCATTGATACTGTAAAGGCAAAAGATGTAGATATGTCCGGTAATCCTGTTTATTATCCAAAAACAGATGGAACAGAAATATATAGAAAACAATTACAGGCAGATGGAAGAAGTAGAATTTTTGTTTATCGACTTATAAATCCGGAAGAACAACAGCAACCAAAGGCAGAAGAAAAACCGATTGACATAGAAGCTATGTTTAATCAGCTTCGGAACGATGTTTGTTCTGAGATTTCCGAAATAAAGAGTATGTTTCCGACACAAATGTCTGGAACATCTGAACCCAAGCAGAATGGAGGTAAACAGAGATGATGAATCCAATGCAACTTATGCAGATGATACGTGGTGGAGGGAATCCTCAACAAGCCATAATCAATATGATGAAACAGCAATCTGGAAATAATCCTGTAATTGACAATGCAATTAACATGATGGAAAAAGGTGATAATGCAGGAATTGAAAAACTTGCAAGAAATCTTTGTAAAGAAAGAAATATTAATCCAGACGATATACTGTCGCAGGTTAAGAACCAGTTTGGAATAAAATAAATTCGCTACAATAATTAAAAGAGCCGCGGTCTTTTGATTTTGTATAAATTACAAAAATCAATAAGGAGGTAATCGCTATGATGAATGGTGGATTATCAGCAAGCGATGTCGCTGTATTAAGCGGCTCTAATAACCGTGCCGATGAAGGCTATGGCTTTGGCGGTGGCTGGGCATGGTGGATTATAATATTGCTTATCTTTGGCTGGGGCGGTTTCGGCGGCTTTGGTGGCTGGGGTGGCAATGGTACAAATGGTTCCGGCTTCCAAGGATGGGCTACCAGAGCGGATATCAACGAGGGCTTTGCTCTGAATGATATTCAGAATGGTATCAGAGGTATTCAGCAAGGCATTTGTGATAGCACATATGCGCTTAACAATACCATGCAGAGCGGTTTCAACGGCGTGAACGTCGGAATGCTTCAAGGCTTCAACGGCGTTCAGCAGGCAATCAATGCTGATACTGTAGCCGGTATGCAGAATACCAATGCATTACAGTCTCAGTTAGCAAACTGTTGCTGTGAAACAAGAGAAGCAATCCAGGGCATCAATTACAACCTTGCTACCAACACTTGTGCTCTCCAGAACACAATGAATAACAACACCAGAGACCTTCTGGAAAACCAGAACAGCAACACAAGAGCAATCCTTGATTATCTTTGCCAGAAAGAGACAGCAGACCTCAGAGCAGAGAATCAGGCACTTAAACTGGCGGCTTCACAGTCCGACCAGAATGCGGTATTACAGGCGGCTATGAACGCAAATACAGCAGAAATTCTCAGACGCACTGCACCGCTTCCGGTTCCTGCATATCCGGCAAGCAACTTGTATGGATATTATGGAAGCTGTGGATGTGGGGGAAACAACGGTTGTTGCTGATTTTATCATTGAATTAAATTAAAAATTGAATATGTACCGTTATTATGATATAATAAAATTATCATAGGAGGAACGGTGCATGGTTAATCAAGATTTAATAGGTCAAAAATTTGGGAAACTTACAGTTGAATCTAGCGCAGGAACCAATAAGTGGAAACATAGGTTATGGGAATGCAAATGCGATTGTGGCAATATTGTGATCGTAGACACATCTAGACTAAGAAATGGTCACACAAAAAGTTGTGGATGTTTACACCCAAAAGCGGAAGATTTGGCAGGAAAGCGTTTCGGAAAATTGACCGTAGTAAAGAAAATAGGCAGGAAAAATCGTTCTAATTATTGGCAATGTCATTGCGACTGTGGCAATGATGTCAATTGCTATCAATACAATTTAATGAGGGGAACAAGTACATCTTGCGGATGTTTGCGAAGTTATTACTCAAAACAAAGTAGAAACTGTCATGGAGAATCAACCGGAATTTTATATAAAAAATGGTCTTCGATTAAAACAAGATGTACTAACCCAAATGACCCGCACTATAAAGACTATGGTGGACGTGGAATTAAATTGTGTGATGAGTGGCAAGAATATTGGCCGTTTAGAGAATGGGCTTATGCGAATGGATATCAAGAAGACTTAACCATTGAGAGAAAAGACGTAAATGGAAATTATTGTCCCGAAAATTGTTGCTGGATTACTGGGTTTGAACAAGCCAGCAACAAAAGAAGAAGCGTATTTTTAGAGTACGGTGGGAAAAAGCAAACAATTTCTCAGTGGAGTAGAGAACTTGGAATAGGAAAAGAAACCATTGCGTATAGGGTACATGCCGGATGGAGTGCGGAAGAGTGCTTATTTGGTAAAAAGAACAGAACTGGAAATTCTAGCCCTAGAATGAATATCCCTGACTATTTATCTTAAAAGTAACAAAAGTTGTTGAACTCACCCTTAGAGGTTGACTAATTCTAAGAGGTGGGTTGCGACTCACCTCTTATTTTGATTGAGAGGTAGAAATATGAGTTGTAAAAATGTTTGTAAGCTCTGCAACCGTCTTGTAATAAGCCAAGCTGTTGCGTTTACAGGAGGTAATCTTGTAATCACACTCCCAGCAGGCAGTTACAACAATGGAGAAAAATATTGTATTGTTGTTGCACAAAGTATACCAGAAGCCACTACAATTACTGCCCCAGTGATGATTCAGATAGGAACAGGAACAACATTGTATCCACTAGAGAATCGTTGCTGCGCACAGGTAACAGCATGTGGTGTCAGAACAAGAACAAAATACGCAACCAGAGTAGCCACAAGTGCAACTGGTGGAGTATTCAAGATGTTAGGAAATCCGGCTTGTAGTCCGAGCAACAATTTGAAAGCAATTAATGGTACAGCCCCAACGACAGAAGCACCTGTTACGCAGGCTGTTAGAAAGGGGGCACTGTAATGCATAAAGTTGCAATGGAAATGGGAAAATGGGCTATGGAAAAAGCCAAAACACATGGCTTTGATAATCTCAGTGCTCAAGACTGGGACGATCTGAAAGACTGCATGGAATCCGTAAAGTGCGCGATTTGTGCAGATAAAGATTACAGAATCGTAGAAGCTATGGATGAATGCGAACAGGAAGAAAAGTATCTTGGACGCATGGGATATGACCGTTACCGCTATTCAAATGGGCGTTTCGCTCCAAAAGGTAGGGGAACTAGAAAAGGTTATAGACCATATCTGTACATGGAAGACGATGACTGGATGGACGAGTATTTAAACAATCCAGAATTTGAGCGCAACATGTACCGCATGGGATATCATCCAGACCGTAGTGATATGGAAATGGGTGACATAAATCGGAAGAAATCCAGATATGGCGAGTCCTATGATAGATACGATGAGAATCGTAGGCACTATCATGATTCTAAGGATTCTGAATCCAAGAGAAAAATGGATGATTCCATGAAAGAATACACATCAGATATTATTCGTAACCTTACGGAAATGTGGTCGGATGCAGATGCAACGCTCAGACAGCAGATGAAAACTGACCTGAGCCGTTTGGTTCAGCAGATGACATGATTAAATTATTGATTAAGCCCTTGTTGCAGTAGTGCGGCAGGGGCTTTTTAGTTGAGAAAAGGATGGTGATAAGCCATGCTAAGACAATTTTACATGAACGGTGACCTATGGAGAGTACAGTTCGTATCCCCACACGATAACGTGTTAATTGACCGCACTGGAAATAGAACACTTGCTGTATCTGATTACTCTACAATGACAATTTCGATTGCAAGCAACTTGCATGGAGAACTTCTGAACCGTGTGTTTATCCACGAATTAGGGCATTGCGTGATGTTCAGTTATGGTCTACTGCCAGAGCTTCACCGTATGATTAAAAAACGATATTGGGTTGATGCAGAGGAATTTGTATGCAATATTCTGGCAGACTACAGCCATTTCGTGATTGGCACAACAAGAGATATTTTGGGAAACAAATTTACATACGTTTCGCCTGTTGGAATGGAAAGGATGATTGCATGAGAGTATTAAGATTTATTGTAAATAATCAAAGAATTTATCCAGATCCAAAGTGTGATTTCTCTGGACTGGTAAAGGGCACGACTGGATATCTTAAAGCATTGTTTATCTTTTCACCAGAGTGGAACGGATGTAAAACAGCTGCTTCATTTTGGAGAATGGAAAGAGAATACCCAGTAATACTGAAAAACAATCAATGTGAAATTCCAACGGAAGCCCTTACTTGGGATTATTTTTCTGTATCTGTCACTGGCGTAAAAGATAACGGAAAATACATTATAACCACTGGTAAAACTAAAGTATCACAGAGGGGGTAGAACATGGCAACAGCACTTGATTTACTTATGAGCGCAAAAGAAGATGTTAATTTGCTTTCTGAAGAATCCGATATATGCACAATTGACGCTAAGACAAGGGTTATTTTCGTGCCATCTACAATCGTAGTTGGTGGAGTACAATCTGACAAGAATGCAGAACGTATTAAATTTTCATGTCCAAAAATTGTAGGAGATAATCTTGATTTATCCAAATTTTCAGTCAGAATTAACTTTGAAAACGTAAGCAGTGTGGATTTTAATGTTTCTATCAAAGACCAATACATTTGTGATGATGTAGCTGTAGATGGCGAAAATGTAACTTTTTCTTGGTTGATTGGAAGAAATGCAGCAAGGTATATGGGAACGGTACGTTTTATTGTTTGCGCTGTTAAAACGGATTCCGATTCAAATATTAGTGTTGAATGGAATACCGCAATAGCGGAAGTACCAGTGCTAGAGGGTATCGAGATTGATCAACCACAGATAGGACAGGAAGAAAAAGATGTTATAAATCAGCTTTTGGAGCTTACTAAAAACACATCTGCGGAAGCTGTTCAAAATGTAAATTCCGCAAAAGAACAAGCTATTAAGGACATCCAGAGTGTATCACAGCCAGACACTACATTGACTATAGAAGGTGGACTTGCAGAAGCAAAAGCAACGGGAGAAGCTATTGGTTCACTAAAGGAAGATTTAGATGGCTTGGAAAGTGAGACAAAAAATATTTTTAACCCAAGATGGTTATTAAATGCAACCGGGTGGACAAGAAACGGGAATTCTTATACTGGAACAGCTGGGAATTTAGGCAATGCATACAAAGAAAACAATTATCCCATTTCCTTTGAGCCTAATACAAAATACACAATATCATTAAATGCAAAAAACGATGGTGCTGTTACTACAGATGGGTATGGAATTCAGTTTGAGTTTTACTACACGGACGGTAATGTCGGTACTTTATCACTGCTAAATAATTCCATAACTGAAACAAATTATTCCTATGGGACTGATTCTTCAAAATCCGTGTCGTACATGCGAATTAGGCATTCTACTGGCGGAAATAACACATGGACGTTATCTGAAATTCAAATTGAAAAAGGCAATAGAACAAATTATGTGAATTCGTTTACGGCTAATGATATTATCGCAAGAGAAAAAATAGAAGCACTAGAATCAAAAACAAATAGCTTGAAAGAAAATACAGAAATAGAAATGAGTGAAGTAAAGTCCGGCATAGACGACCTTGCAGTTCAATCTAACAATCTCATAATTGCCTTTGGTATTGATAATATAAAAAACAAAGAATTCCATGTAACAACAGATGATGGTTATAATGCTTTTCCTTTTATTGGAACAGTAAATAACAAATTAGTTTGTGTTTATTCGATTGGCAAAAATCATACAGACAATACTAATGTTGATATATTTGTTAAAACCAGTCCAAATGGTGTTATTTGGTCAAAAGCAAAAAAAATAATATCTACAGAAAACGTCAGAGATACTATAACAGGACTCGGACATGATTCTCTCGGAATTATTTATTTTTGGAATAGAAAAGGAACGCCAGTAAATGCAGATTGCTCTTTTGATTTATATAAAACTTCTGACGGTATCAAGTTTACGAAAAAAAGTTCTCCTGCTTTTGATATAAAACCAAGTCATATTGGAGATGCACTTCATATTCCAACAGTAGGTGTCATTAGTTTTTACAACACATATAGAGCAAACAGAAATTCATACGGATATGTGCTTACTAAAGATAGTGGAGAAACATGGAGCCAGGTTGAAATCGCAAACCCTTCAACACAGTCCGACACGCCTACTGAAATTTCTGGGACGTATATTGGTGATGGCAAAATTCTTGCACTGGGACGCTCTGAGGACAGTGCTGCAATGTTTCAAATTCAATCGAGCGATTTTGGAAAAACATGGGAAACTAAAATTACAAACATTACAGATGTTTATTTGAGTACACCAACACTTATCTACGACGACGACGGATATATTACAGTTTACTACTATAATAGAGCTGACGGAAAATTAAAGAAAAGAAAAGCTATCGCTTCTACTGTTTTTGAATCAGCAACCAGTTGGGGTGAACCATCTAATATAGCAAGCGGTTCAGTGGGTCAAGATGCTGGAAATGCAAATTCTGTAAAGTTCAACAATAATATTATTGTTGTATATTACAGCGGTACAGACACGGAAACAAGCGTAATAGATGTAATTAACTAAAGAGGGCTTTAGTTAAGCAACCAAATTTAAGAAAGAGAGGAAATATGAGAGGATTAGTCCGTCAAAAGCAAAAAGTATATTGGTCACGAATAACCGAGAAAACAAAAGAGTTAGACCGTATTAAAGTTTATGAGAAACCAGTTTTATACTCTTTTTCTGTATCATCTACAGCTGGAACACCAGAAGAAATTGCAGCCGGAATAGTGCCAGATTACGACAGGTATATTACAAGCTTTAATCGAAATTTTCATCCACAGGAAGCGGACATATTTTGGATAGATAGAATCCCACAAATAAGCGAGGATGGAAACCTTATTTTGGATGAAAATGGAGAGCCAACAGTATTACCAGACTACACACTAAAGAAGATTTTAGACACACAAAAAGGCAATATTGCCAGATACGGAATTTCTAAGAGAGGAAACGAAGATGGGTAAGACAATAAAGTGTACCTTATCACAGAAATCAATCCAAAAAGCTATTGATGAAATAAAAAATTATCAAAAATCTTTAAGGAATAAAAATGAAATCTTCATAAAAAGATTATGTGAATTAGGGATTCCGGTCATTGACCAAAATATTTTGGCAGCACAAGGCGATTCTGATAAGAACCATAATACTTATATCAAAATCAACAGTTTTGGGGACTATGCAGAAGCTCATTTAATATGTGAAGGAATAGACCTTTTGTTTATAGAATTCGGTGCAGGTATTCACTACAATGGTGCAGCCGGTTCTAGTCCGCATCCAAAAGGAGAAGAATTTGGTTATATAATCGGTTCTTACGGACAAGGAAAAGGAAAAAACGATTCCTGGGTATATGTATCTGATTCTGGCGAATGGGTACGTTCTTACGGTACAGAAGCTACAATGCCAATGTATAAGGCAAGCGTAGAAATCATTCAGAATATCCGCAAAATCGCCAAAGAGGTGTTCTCTTCTTGAAGATGATACCAAAGTATACTGAATGATACCAACCAATTATGTTATGATTACAGTGTTAAATTGTAGCAAGATATGCAATGCGTTCACTATGAAGGTGGGCGCGTTTTTTATTGTGAGGTGACAGATATGCCAGGCACAATAGAATCTCCTGTATTGGAAGTTTTTTCAAGGTGGGGAGCGGCTGTTTCTAAGATTACCGGCGCAGACAATTATTCCATGGATGGGAGCGAGACAAATGCTTCTGGCAAAAAAGCATACGCACAGCTTTATATGCTTGGTAATCCAATTACAAGAGGTGACCTTGAAGGGGATGAATGTGCAACAATGCCATCATTTCAAGTAAATTGCTTCACATCTGGGAGCAAAGCATTAACCAGATTGTATGAATTGGACAAGATAAGTCACAAAACTATGGTGAGCATGGGATTCCGCCGCACATACGGACCGGAACCAATGTTTTTTGGTGACAGTGGAATCAAAAAGCTTGTGAGCCGATACAGTCGGATATATACAGGAACTTTATTAGATTAGGAGCAGAAATGCTTCTATTTTTTTATCTAAAAATATGAAAGGAGAATGCTGAATGAAAACAGATAAATTACTTTGGATGAAAGCAGCGGGAATTAGAGCTGTGAAAACAGTCGCACAAACAGCGGTAGCAACCATCGGTACTGCAACTGTGATTGGTAGTGTTGATTGGAAAATGGTTTTATCCGCATCTTTACTTTCTGGTTTTTTATCTCTGCTTACTTCTGTAGCAGGATTACCGGAACTGAAAACAGACAAAGAAGAGTAGAAAGGCGGTGATCCGCTATCTCCCGGCACAGGGTTACGTGCATATTACCGATTTTTTGTTTGAAAAAAATTGCTGACCTTAAAGAGTTAAAGGTAGAAAGGAGAAATAATGAGCCGTTTGACAACATTAGGCGTGACTTTTGGTTATGGAGTTGAAACCGAAAAAGGCGTAAAGCCTACAACTTTTAAGCAACTTGAGCTTGCAAGCTCTATTGGTGGAATTTCACTTGATACAGAGCAGATTGACGTATCAGCATTGGAAGATTATATCACAAAATATGCAGCTGGTAGACAGGATACTGGCGGTACATGGGAAATCGAATTTATCATGGATCCAGATAAATCTGTTAAGCAGATTAAGGAACTTTATAGTGCATCTAAGACAGCAAAAGAAACTGGACTTGCAACATGGTTTGAGGTTGTTTTCCCGGATATGGCAGATGCATTCTTTGTTACAGCTGAGTGCGGACGTGAGATTCCACTTCCAGAAGTTGGACAGAATGAAGCTGCAACAATGTCCATTTCCCTTATTATCACAGATTACAAGGGACTTGAAACAAAGGTTGCTCTTACAAAATCAGAATGATGTTTTTAATGGGAGGATTATAAAATGGTAACTTTTAATGTACATGGAAAAGAATATAAGGTTGTATTTGGATACGGACTTCTTACAAAAACAGATGTTCTGGACAAGGTACAGGGAATTACAGATGGAAAAGAGAGAAGCCTTCATAAGATGATTTCTCTTCTCCCGGAACTGCTTCTTGCCGGACTTCAAAAGAAGCACAAGGAAGAGTTTGGGTATGAAAGTGATTCTGAAAAAGAAGCTGCTCTTGATAAAGTCTGTGACCTTTTGGATGATTACGAAGATGAAGGAACTGAGGAAAATCCAAAAAGCGGATTTGATTTATACCAACTTCTCGACAAAGAATTGGAGAAAAATGGTTTTTTATCCGGTCTTCTGAATGCAGTAGCAAAAGCACAGGCATCGGAGAAAAATGCAACGAAGATTCCACAGGATCACAAAAAGAAAAATTAACTTTTCGAGAAGTTGTTTACCAAGAGATTCTTCCTTTATACCTCTCTATTGGTGTATCTAAAGAAGAATTTATGGATTCTACGCCAGCTGAATTGAAACCTTATCTCGAAGCTGAAAAGATACGCCAAAAGAGGAAAGACGCCGAGCTTTGGCAAGCAGGCATTTATGAAACATCAGCCACATTCACAGCTGTTGCAAATGCTTTAATGGGAAAAAAATCCAAAGCAGAGTATTTGAAAAAACCTTTACTGGAATCAGCAGAGGAAGAAAAGCGAAAACAGGAAGGTATACTTTCCGAAGAAGAAAAGAAAAAACAGAGAAACGCACTTTTGGCAAGCTTGCAACTCATGCAGGCGAACTTTGAGCTTAACCATGAAAAGGGCAGGCAGGATGAATAAGTCTTGTCTGCCCTTTATTTTTTTGTAAAAAAGGAGGGATAAATAAAATGGCTGACAATACCATTGATACCCTTGATATACAAATTAGCAGTAGTACAGAAAAAGCAGTACGTGCGCTGACTAATCTTTCAAATAAACTCACAGAAGTTAATTCCGCATTAAGCGGAGTTAATACAAACGGATTACGTAGTTATGCAAGAGAACTTGGAAGGGTTACGTCTGCCTTTAATTCTCTAGGCAATGTCCGTACTTCTGGGCTTGATAGTGCTATTTCAAAATTAAACACACTTAGTAAAATCAACCTTAGCAATCTTCAGAATCAAAAGATTAGTCTTGATTTGGATATTAAGGGTGGAGATCAAACACAAAAACTGCAATACGCGATTGGTAAAACAGTACGTGATATTAAAATTGATACCTCTTCCATTTCAAAGCAATTGATTGAAGCATTTAACTTAAAAGGCGGTGCTGCTTCAAAAGTTCGTTCTCAAATGAACGAGCTTGCAAAAGAAATGGCACAGTCTTTTGATGGGAAAGAAATCTCTGGAAATGTTGGAAGCATTGTTGAAGAAATTGGAAATACGATTCTCAAAAGCGGGAGTGTAGTAAAAGCCAATCTTGGAAGCTACTTAGATGGTGCAGAACAGGAATGGGTTGATTTTTACAATTATTTCAAAAACAAGAAAATCTATGTTTCCGATATGTTGAAAGCTGATATTGGAAAGGGAGAATTTTCAGAACTTTTAAAGAATAATCTTAATAAAGTTGTTACCGATGCAACAAAAGGAATCACTCTCGATAAATCATGGGGAGAGCTTTCAGATAGATTTCCAACATTAATTCCAAAAGATACTATTAATGCGGCAGATCAGCTTGTTACCGTTCTGGAAAATATAAAGAAAGTTAGAGAATCCATTAAGCCAGTTTCCATTGAATCACTTTACGGAGATAGTGCGTCCAAAGCCTCTGACAAAGTATGGGGAATGGCAGTAGATTCAACAGGACAATTAGCAGAACAAGTAAAATCTCGTCTTAACAGTGCATTAAAAAGTGCTGATGGTCAACTACCTATTGATGTAAAAATCAATACAGAAAAGATTATTCTTGACATCCAGAATGCAATCAATAAAGTTGCCGAGCTGAAATATAACACTGTAAAAGTCACTCTGGATGTAGACACTACAGGAATTAAAGATGCAGTTACCGGAAAACTTAAAGAAATTGATGCAGGACAAATGACAAGCATTGCCGATGGAATGAAACAGTTTTCAGATTCTTTAAGGGCCATGGGAAATGTTAATTATAAAGCTTCCGGTTTGAACGCAATCATTAATTCCATTAGCAGATTTAGCCAGGTAGATATTAGTAATTTTAATTCTATGAAACTTGGCGAGATAATCACTCAGTTATCTGGATTATCGGCAATACCGGATGTATCTGCAAGTGTTAATCGTTTTGTTAATTCAATGGCTAGACTAGCCAATTCCGGCGAATATATTGCAAATGTATCGGCTGAATTACCTGCATTGGGAAGTAGCTTGAAATTTATCACAGAAAGCTTTATTGGCGTTGACGGAATTTCTGATTCTGTAAATAGGTTTATTCAATCAATTGCACAATTGGCAAGCGCTGGTGGTAAAATTTCTCAATCTTCTGGACAGCTCGGAACACTAGCAAATGAAGTATTGTCATTCTTCAATGTAATGAAAACTGCACCTAAAATCAGTGAAAATACATTAAGAATGACAGAAGCTTTGGCGCAGTTAGCTACTGCAAGTGGGAAAATAAATAAAGCCACAAATTCTCTTACGAATTCATTTTCGAGATTATCAAATGCCACAAATGGGATTGGAAATGCCGGAAGAAAATTATCTTCCATGATTGGCTCTGCAAGCTCTGCATTAGCTAATTTTGGAAATACTGCAACTGTAACCAAAAGAAAGACAGGTTCATTGACTTCACAGCTTGCCGGATTATATGCATAATTCTTTACTGTGACAAGAGGAGTTAAAGCGCTTTGGAGTTCTGTGAAGTCTGCATCTGATTATGTTGAAACATTGAACTATTTCAATTCTGCATTCGAACAAGTTACAGACGGATTGGACGTGAGCAAGTGGCAGAATGCAGGAGTAAAATCCGCAGAGGAATATGTGGGTTCTTTTGAAAAACGTGCAAAAGAACTGACAAAAAAAATGACTGGATTTGAAGTATCAGATGCAGGTGATCTGACTAGAACAAAAGGCACGAGCCTCGGACTTGATCCGAACCAAACGATGAATTATCAAGCTACCTATGCTCAGATGGCATCATCTATGGGGGCAACAGCAGATGCATCAACTAAGGTTTCACAAGCTTTAACAGAAATCGGGGCAGACCTTGCTTCTGTAAAGAACCTTGAGTTCAACGATGTATGGAATGATATGGCATCCGGAATAGCCGGAATGAGCCGGGCTCTTGACAAGTACGGCATTAATATCCGTGTGGCAAATTTACAACAGGAACTTTATAATCTTGGAATTGACGCTACTGTATCAAGTTTAAGTCAATCGGACAAGGCTATTCTGAGAACTATAACAATCTTGAATAGTTCAAAGTATGCATGGGGTGACCTGGCTAATACGATAAATCAGCCGGCAAACCAATTAAGATTACTGCAATCTAATTTTGCAGCACTTTCAAGATCTATCGGTTCATTATTCATTCCAATTATCTCAAAGGTTCTTCCATATATGAACGCCTTTGTTATTGCAATTCAGAGAGCTTTTTCGTGGGTTGGAAGACTTTTGGGTATCAAAATGTCCGATTATGTTGCTTCCACAGGAAGTGCCGCAGTTGATATGGGAAGTATTGCAGATAGTACAGAAGATGCAGCTTCCGGGCTTGACAAAACAAATGACAATGCGAAGAAATTACAAAAAACTCTTTCTGTGCTTTCATTTGATGAATTAAATCAATTAAATGATGCAAAAGTTAGCAATTCTTCCGGAAGAGCCGGAAGTGGAGGCGGTGCGAGTGCACACCTTCCAGAACTGGATGCTGCATTAGATAAAGCCCTGTCAGAGTATCAAGCTGCATGGGATAAAGCTTTTGAAGAAATGAATAATAAGGCAAATGATACCGCTGATCAGATTGTAGCTGTATTTAAAAAAATTCGTAAAGCGGCTAAACCAACAACTGCATCAATCAAGAAACTTTATGATGAAGGTCTTAGCAAGCTTGGAAACTTCTCTATTACAGCTCTGAAAGATTTGTGGAATAATTATCTGAAACCAATTGGATTATGGATGTTATCTGACAATTCAGGGCTTCCTCGATTCTTTAATATTACGAATGATTTACTAAATAAAATCAATTGGGGTAAACTGAATAGCTCGCTTTCCGGTTTCTTTACAATGCTTCAAAAGCCAACAAAATTTGTTTGGACTGGTCTTATGGATTTCTATGAGAAATTCTTAGTGCCGGTAGGTACATGGACAATGAATAGTGCAATTCCGGAACTTGTTGACGCATTAACAAATTTCGGAAACAACATTCACTGGGACGAACTTAATTCGGCATTGAAAAACTTCTGGGATGCACTTGCGCCATTCGCACAAAATGTTGGGCAGGGAATTGTTGACTTCTTCAAAGATTTACTTGATGTTGGAGAAAATTTTATTAATACAACACTTCCTGGAGGATTGAATTCAATTGCTGATGCAATAAAGAATATCAGCCCGGAAACTGCACAGGCAATTGGAAAGGGACTTGGACAAATCTCCATTGCAATCCTTGGATTCAAAGGACTAACCTTTATTGGTGGAATCATTGGAAAAGACAGCCCATTAGGAAAAGGACTTGCTTTATTGGCAAAACATCCTTATGCAGCAATGGCACTTGGCATCGGTGGAATCGTACTTGCACTTGATAATTTCGGAGTTATTGATGTTGACTGGGAGTGGATTTGGAGCAGTATTGACCGTGTAAAAACCTCAATACAGAATTTTATTGATAAGGTTGATTGGAATGCTGTTGGAACTGCTCTTGGAAATTTATGGTCTGCATTCCAACCATTTGCAGAGGGATTTGCAGATGCATTGATTACCGGACTTGAAGGAATAATTAATATCGGAGCGGATTTAATTAATGGTATTGCAAATGCTATTAATTGGCTAGCTGAAAAATTAAGTGGAGTTGATCCAGAATTTATAAAACAAGTTGGTGCTGCATTCGGAACATTGTTTGCGATCAAAATAGCCAAGGATATTGCCACCAAAATCTTTTCCTTTGCAAGCGGAATAGGTTCACTAGCTTCAAAACTTTTAAATTTCCCACTTGATACCGCGTCTTCTCTTCCTACTATCATCGGTGATATTGGTGGAGCAGCGGAAACGGCGGCTACAGGTGGATTATCTTCATTTTCTTCAACGCTTGGTACTATATTTGGAACCGCTGGGATTGTATTTGTCGCAACGGCATTATCCGTTAAACTCGCAAGAGGAATTGCAAGTATTACAGAAGCTGCGCAAGGTGGAAATGGAATTCTATCACAAACAGGTGGTTATCTCCATGATTATACAGGCGAGATGGAAAGCGCGCATAAAATAACACAAGACCAAGCAGAAGAGCTCTGGAAGTTAATTGAAGCAGATGAAAGTGCCGGAAAATCAAATTCTGAAATGTACGATAGTTTCATTCAGAAACTTGGAGAATTCGGCGTATCAACCGAAGATGCAAAAAAAATTCTCGAGAAATACGGCGCACAGGCGGGTGTATCAACTGGATTTTTGGAAGATATGACTGATAAAGCTGTAGCCCTTGGAGATGGTGTATCTGAATCAGCTGGAAAATTTGACACAACCAAAATCAGTATATCTGATTTGAAAGACGAACTTTATCTTTTAAGTCTTAGCTCTGATCAATTTAGTGGAGACTACTTAACTGCTAAAGATGCTCTTGATAGTGCAATATCTGGAAGAACATATGCTAATACAGAAGAAGCACTAGACGCAGTTTATACGTCATTAAAAAATGCTGGCGTTCCGTTAGATGAATTAGATGAAAAACTCAGAAAAGATTTTCCAGATGCAGTTGTTACAATGGAAACAAGTGCAAAGAATTCTTTCGATGGAATGAATACATCTGTGAAAACAGCAGTTGGAGGTATTACTACCGCTGTTGCAAATGCTTCTAGCTCCGTATCATCCAAGACAAAAACCGGCTTTGGTCTCGCTAATACTGCCGTAAGCACGGCAATGGCTGGAATGAAAAAAAGCACAGAAAGCACAATGCCTTCTATTTGGTCGAAGATAAAGAACACGAATGATGATGTTGAAACCAACTCTAAAACCAACTGGGAAAATTCCGCAAGTGCTGTATCGACAGCCCTCGGAACCATGGACACCGATACCAAAGATATAATGGGTAAGGTTATGACAACCATTCAAAGCTATTGGTCTTCTGTCCTTATCAATACAAACCAGATTTGGGAAAAGGCTTCTGGCAAGGTTGATAAAGAGACCGAAAAAATGAAAACTTATACAGAAACCAATTTGTCTGGAATTTCCAGTAAGATTGAAAGTTTATTTAAAATAGATTTAAAATCGGCAGGAGTGAAAACCGCACAATCCTTTGCAGATGGAATGAAATTAGTAGGAATGCCAAAGCTTACTTATCGCATTTCAGAATGGAGAAAACATAATCTTGGAAACGGAAAGACAAGCTCAACCCCTGTTTATAGTCCTGATTGGGTTTATCCTAATTGGTACGCCAAAGGTGGTCTTTTCAATGGCGCACAGGTAATTGGTATCGGTGAAGCTGGTTCCGAAGCTGTTCTTCCACTGGAAAATCCACGAACCATGAAGAAGATCGCAGATAGCATTGTTTCCAGTTCGGACGGAAGTATGGGACTTACAAAAGAAGAAATGGCAAAAGCAGTAGCACAGGGCGTTGCAATGGCAATGAGTATGAACAGCGGAAACAAGAATCCGCAGTACATTATGAACAGCATTATCCTAGACGGAAGCGAGATTGCAAAGGCAGTGTCAAAAGCCCAGAGTGATACGGATAGCCGTTTCAAACCGTCCCCGGCATATTGATTTTTGACTGATTGTGTGGTATAATTTCTTTAATGAAGAAGTACACACGGTCTTGATTTTTGAGCCGCTAAGAAGAAATTAATATTTCTCGATTTTGAGGAATTTTTATCTTACTTGGCGGCTCTTTTTTATTTTATCCATCAATATAAGGAGGAATGGAGAATGGGAAATGAAGTTTTAGTAACAAACGAACAGACGCCTATCGAGATTGCACTTCACATAGACGATCAAGGATTCACTACAGCCAAAAGTTTATATAATTGGTTAGAGTTAAATCCAACTCATTATGCTAGGTGGATTAAAGATAATATCACAGAAAATCCATACGCTGAAAAAGAAGAGTATTCGCCTTGCACGGCGAAAACCTCTAAATTAGGTGGAAGACCATCAGAAGATTACAAAATCAGCGCATCTTTGGCAAAGAGAATTTCAATGGCTTCAAAAAGTGAGCGTGGTGAAGAAGCACGAAAATATTTTATAGGATGCGAGCAAGTCTTGAAAAAGCTTGCAGAATCCAATCGGCGTACAGAACTTGAAAGAGCCAAAGGCATAGCAGTAAGACAGGCATTGACAAAGGCAATTCAGCAATCTTCTGAAAACGAAAGAATGCACGGACACGCCTATTCTACATATACGGACGTTATTTACAAGTCCATATTTGGCAAAAACGCCAAGCAACTGAGAGAGGAATTCGGAATCACAAAAAAAGAAAGTATGAGAGATTATTTTTCAGAAGAAAATTTGATGAAAGTTCAGAACGCCGAAATGCTTGTAAGTGCATTGGTTGGATATGGCTGGGGATATAACGAAATTAAAGAATTTATTCTGAATAAAAGTATTAATAAAATTGCTGCATAAGGCTCGATTTAAAATGGAACCTTTTTTCACGGGGAGAAATATCATGTCATATAAAAATTACATCTTAATCCAAAAGCATTTATTCCGCAGTGAATACATTTTTGCAGATACAGAAGAGTATCTGGCAGACCAACTTTTTAAGAATGAGAAAATTCGGGTAAATTTTGGAAAAGAATATGGACATACAGAAGAGAAGTATCTTCTTGTTTCCTGTAAAATCTGGAACAAAGATCAAGGCAAGTTTTTTAAAGCCATGGAAAAGCTGAGAAATAAAATGCCACTGGTCGGGAATACCGATTATGAGGAATTTTGTAAAGATATATTTAGTTTGTTTGAATGAATAATTTTGGTAAAATAAGGCTTTATCTGAAAAGCAAATAGCTCAAATAAGACCTTATTTTACTATTAATGATAGCAAATAAGCATTAAATAAGGAGTAAATAAGGAAAAACAAGTTTTAATTTACGGTAAAATAATTTCTTATTTTTCATCAAATAAGAAAAAATAAGCGTTAAATAATGATTTTATTTACGTGTAAGAATCTTTAAAACTCGTCATAATAGAGAAAATATTTTTAATTTGTAACTTTATTTTGTTTAATGCTAACAAATTATTGGAACTTTTATTTAAAAAATAAGTTGTAACATTACAGTAACGTTACAGTAACGGTATAGAATAAGAAATAGAATAAGAATTAGATTAAGATATAGATTTAGATTAAGAAAAAGAGAAAGAATTATATTTTGAATAATATCTAACGATATTATTATGTCAGATAAATCTGACGCAGAATGGGACAGGGAGGAAACATTATGATATTTTGGCTATCAATAATCATTTTTGCGGTCGGCGTTGTTATTCTGATTGCAAATAGAATAGGCGAATCTTTAAGCTACGAATATGAGTATTCAAGTGTGAGTGGATTTATATTGTCTTTTGGAGTGGTAATTTCCTTTATCAGTGCAATATGGTTCCTGGTAGCTGGATTGATTTTACTTCTCACTCAAACTAATATTACCGCCACCAGACAGGCAAATGCCGAGAAATACAAAGCATTGACTTACAAACTGGAAAGTGAAGCTTGCCGAGATCAATTCGGACTTCTCAACAAAGAAATTATTGACGAGGTACAGAGATGGAATGTAAAAGTAACTTACTACAAAGCAATGGAGGATAACTTCTGGGTTGGAATTTATTATCCAGATGTGTACGGTGATCTTGGAGCGATTGATTATGAGACATATGAGGGTAATTAATTGACATGATAAAATAACCAAATCAGTTTCAAAAACATCTCACCAGATAAAATATAGGCGCAAGCCAAGAAAATTGAATTTTGAGCCAAGAAATTAATTAATTATGGAGAATTAAAACATATGAGCCAAATAGGAACAGAACTTCCAACAGAATATTCAGATCGTTTCGATAAATTACGACAGAATAGGGCTGAGGTAAGCTTTTACAAATATGGCACGGCAAAGGATAATTTCGGGGAGAAGTTGGTAAACGCCCTGGAATCTCATGATATGTGCATCAAAAAGTATCGTGAGACAGGAAACACAGAATATCTTTGTGACGCAGCCAATTATTTGATGTTTGAATTTATGTATCCTCAGATTCCGGGAGCATACTTCAAGGCAACAGACAGCGGAGAAAGTGCCGGAGTTGCCGGAACACCGATTAATCAGCTGAAAGAGAAGTGGTATTGATGGACTTTAAGCAGACTTACTTTTCCATCTGGCAAGAAATATGGAATCTCCACAAGAAGTATGCCTTTATCTCAAAAGACGATATTCCACAGTGGGAAAATCTCACCATGGAAGCAAGCCAGATTCACGATAAATACGCTGATTCGGTCGGTGCGAAATTTGCCGAAGCTCTTTTGTTTGCCGTAACTGCGGAAATTGATAGAAAAGCGAAATAGTGCTTCCAGAATACGTCCCAAGGTGGTACAATATGGGTATCAATTATTGGGAGGTATGAGTGTATGAAGAAAGTGAAAAGAGTTATTGTTGCGGCAACATTAATAATATGTGAATGTTTTTCACCTATCGCAGTAAAAGCAAGTATTGATGATGTAAATACATTTTTGCAACAGTATGAAAATGATGATAATGCATTTTATACAGAAGAATACAGCGGAAAAGATTCAGAAGGGACGGAATATAAAACACTTATTGTCAGAACTGATTTATTTAAAGTAAATGTCAGCTTTATGGATATGGATGAAATTTTTGCGAATATGTCCTCACAGGAATGGTTTGACTATACCACTATTTGTAGCATAGGTATTAGTTCAAATGTTGGTTCTTTATTGTCAACTAATGTCTATGATACAAAAAGTGGAACGAAAATAGATAGCTCAAGCGATCATCCTTTATCAATGAGATTTCCTTGGATAATAAAAACCGAAAACGAACTTTCTGATGAAGAACGTACTTTCCTTATGAGGATAACGCAAGAAATATTACAAAGCGAGTTGGATAAATCCATTTCATTGAATATCGGAACTGAAAATGAGAGTAAATGCACATTCAAAGCTTGCAATGGCTTAGCAGAAGTCAGCGGAGAATACGAATTGAATAACGTATCATATAAATTTATAACTCAGTTTACTTACGAAACAGAAGATAACCAGAATGGAACATACGAAGAGTTATATACAGGCGCAAATGATATAGATATATTTGGAACAAAAGTAATGTTTGAACATAGAACATACGATAAGTAGAAAAAATCGGCTAGGGATTTCTCCCTAGCCTTTTATCTTAATTCATCCAGCTATATGTATACGAATCATTTACATATACTTCAAATTTATCTGGTATGATATCCTCGAAATTCCTATCAAATGGAAAATCAAATTCGAGATAAGCTGTCGATCCTGGATTTTTTACATCAGCATTACGATCATCATACCCCACTATCCTACCATTTTTATAAAATACAATTGCAATAGTGGTAAACGCATTTTTCCGTCCATTGTTATCTACTTTTACCACTACATTTCTATTTCCAAAATTGGCTGAATAATGAATTCCCGAGTTATTTGTTATAACACTTGAAGATGCTTTCTTAATATTCAAATTGATTTTAAAAGAATCCCACGTTTTATCAGAATTCCAGCCTTGAAGTGCACATTTTGAATGTGCTGCAAACGCGAAATTATAATCCTTATCAACTCCGACCATTGTTCCATTCAGATAATAGATAAATTCAACGGTCAGATCAACTGCATGGTCATAATGGTTTTCCAGAATTGCCACAGCTCCATACGGCGTAGATTCTGCATGATAACTAACAACATTCTTTTTACCACTGCTGTTAGCATTTGGATTTCCACCAAAACCGCCATTGCCATTAGAAGCCTTTTTCACAGTAACTTTACAGGTATATTTCTTTTTACCAATCTTTGCGGTAATTGTAGCGGAACCTTTCTTTTTCGCTTTTACACGTCCTTTAGAAGATACCGTAGCAACAGATTTTTTGCTACTTGTCCATTTTACTTTTCCTTTTGTTCCAGTTACTTTTAATTGTAATGTTTGACCGACTTTCAAAGTGGCTTTTTTCTTGTTGATTTTACCAGCCGCCGATACTGGAACTGCCATACAGACAATCAGTAACATAATGGTAAAAATTGCCAGTAACTTTTTGGATTTTTTCATATGCGTTTTCCTCCCTAAATCAGTATGATATTTGTATTTTACCACTCCAAAACGGATAGTGGAATAGGAAATTTGAAAAAAGTTAAAATAATGCTTGACTTTTGTATATCGGTATATTAATATATGTATATACAAAAAAAGAAAGGAGATGATAAGGTGTCACCTAGAACTGGTCGACCTACCGATAATCCAAAAAAGGTTTCAATGCCAGTAAGACTTTCTGATGATGATATTCAGAGATTGGAATATTGTTCATACAAAACAGGAAAATCAAAAGCAGAAATCATTAGAATTGGGATTGAAAAGGTCTATAACGAAATAAGAGCAACCGAAACCCTCGACAAGTAGCGGTTGCTCTTAAAGCACTCAACACACCGAAGTGGTTGATATTGTTATTATATCTCCCTTCGGTGTAATTGTAAACACCGAAAGGAGATTTTTTATATGAACGAAATCACAATTAACACAGCAAACCAGACACCTATTGAGATTGCACTTGGTATTGATGAAGAGGGCATGACTACTGCTAGAAAGTTATATTCTTTCTTGGAATTAAGAAAAGCAGATTTCGCTAGATGGGCTAAAACCAATATTACAGAAAATGAATTCGCAACGGAAAACGAAGATTATTGGCGACTCTTCATTGATGCGGAGACGCCGACAGGAGGAAAAATTCAAAGAGAAGATTTTCGTCTCACTGCTCATTTTGCAAAGAAGTTATCGGTAAAAGGTAATAGCGAAAAAGCAGAAGAAGCTAGAGAATATTTTACTAGACTTGAAGAAAAGGTAAAACAACAAGTAATTGATTATTCTAAATTGTCCCCCGAACTGCAAATGTTTAATCAGATTTTTCAACAGGTAGCCAAAACCGAACTGGAACAGAAGAAACTTGCGGAACGTGCCGACCAACAAGAGAAGAACATGAAAACCATCATTGATACCTTTAAGGGAACAGATTCCGATGTTGGAACAGAGAAGTGGGTAAACAGATGTATTTCAAAGATTGCCGAGAGTGACGATTTCTCTTACTCATTTGGAAATAAATATGCCGCCGCCAGAAACGAAAGCTACCGCAGATTATCGGACAGGGCTGGTTGCCGATTAGATCAGCAACTTAGAAATGCGATTTCCAGAGCCGAGGAAAGAGGATGCACCAAGGCACAGACTAACCAGATTAATAAACTGTCCGTGATTATGCAGAATAAGCGGCTGAAAGAGATTTACGTTAGTGTGATTAAAGAAATGATGATTGCATACAGAGTAGAAATCGCATAATTAGATTTTTACAGGGATACACAGGAGGAAAATAAAATGACAAAGGCTGAATTACAGAAAACAATTGACGAACTGAACGCAGATAACAACGAGTGCTTAGTGCTTCTGGATGAGTATATGTACAGACAGAGAATCATTGAAAATCTTATCAATTTGAAAGACCTGTCAAAATTAAAGGGAATGTATCTCTTTACCAAACAGTTAATCGGGGAAGCGTGATATTATGGCAAATAGAATCCAGTTCAATGACTTTCAGAAAAAGAGCGTGTACGCCAAGTGCAACGGAAAATGTGCGATATGCGGTAAGCCTGTCAAATTCAAGAAAATGACAATCGACCACATTACGCCGTTGTCCCGGGGCGGCACCAATGATATTAAGAATCTGCAACTGGCTTGTAAGCGTTGCAATAGCATGAAGAGCAACATGACAATGGATGATATGATGGGGCAGATTTCCGAGATTTTGAAGTATAACCGCAAACAGAAATTGATTAGAATGTTAGGAGGAATTGTGGAATGAATTACTATAAGACAGAGATTATTAATCTCGTACAGAATTGCGATAATAGCCACTGGCTGAAAGTTGTTTATGCATATGTGAAAAGATTATTGAAATGATACCATAATATACTGAATGATACCAACCACCTATGCTATGATATAAAATCATAATAAGCAATTTTTAAAGCGTTTACTTTTCGGGGTAGGCGCTTTTTTGTTGCCAAAAAATAAATCGTAAAGGAGATATGAATTTATGCTGGTAGAAATCGTTGGAAAAAGATACGAAGAGAAACTTATTACAACAAGTCTGAAAGTTGCAGAGGTTTTTGAGAAAGAACATAAGAATGTTCTACAATCAATTGAAAATCTCGTGGCTGATAATTCAGCCGCCAAATTTTTTCAACTTACAACATATAAGAACCGTGGAAAAGAATATCCAATGTACGAAATGGATAGAGATGGTTTTTCCTTGCTCGTAATGGGCTTTACTGGTGAAAAAGCCTTACAATGGAAAATTAAGTATATTGAAGCCTTCAACAAGATGGAAAGCGAGTTAAAACGCTTATATACAGAACGCCAGCAATGGCAAATTGAACGTGACAAGGGTGTTGTTATTCGGCATATCCTCACAGATACAATTAAGATGAAAATAACAGAAAGCCCAAATAAGAGATTTGCTTATCCAAATTATACAAATCTGATTTATCGCAATTTATTCGGAAAGACAGCAAAAGAGCTTGAAAGTGATTATGGCGTAAAAGCAAAAGAGAATCTTAGAGATTTCTTCACAGGTGATGACTTGGCGAAAGTTCAGAGTATGGAAATGCTTGTAAGTAGCCTTATTAATTGCGGATGGGGATATCAGCAAATTAAAGAATTTATCCGAAGCGAAGCAACAAAAATGATTGCATGAGGGTTAGCATATGGCAGAAGCATTTTTAAAAGTGGATGGGGTAGCAATGCCCTGTCCTTCTTCTTTTACATGGGGATTACAGGATATATCGGCATCAGAATCCGGCAGAACAGATGATACGACCATGCACAAAAACAGAGTTGGACAGAAGCGAAAGCTGTCTGTAGGTTGGAATGGCCCAGATTGGGACACTGCTTGCAAAATTATACAGGCAGTAAATCCAGAGTACATACAGGTCACATATCCAGACTTGCTATCTGCAAATAAGCACGAAACCAGAACATTTTATGTTGGCGACAGGGAATCCCCTTTTAAGTGTTGGTGGATAGGCAATGAGCGCATGGAAGGACTTAGTTTTGATTTTATCGAGAGGTAAGATATGCGAAATTTATCAACGGAATTTAAAGAACAACAGAATAGTGGGAACCGTAACTATCTGAAATATGCAGATTTTACCTTTACGGACGGAAGCACATTATCCATTACCGACAAAGACTTATGGTCTAATGGCTTCAAATTTGAGGATGCAGTATCGCAAAGTGGTTCTTTTGATATCGGCGCAGCTATCGTAAATAAGCTGACATTGCAAATCAACAACTTTTCTGGCAAGTACACAGATTACATCTGGGACGGAGCGAGAGTCGTTTGCCATATTGGGCTTGAATTATCTACTGGTATTGAAAGAATCCGTATCTGCACCATGACAGTAACAGATGCACCATATCAGAACACAGCAATTATCAGTCTAACTTGCGAAGATTCCATGCGATTATTTGATCGCGATTATTCAGAAAGTAAACTGACTTATCCGGCAACAAGATTACAAATCATCCAGGATGCTTGCAATGTGTGCGGAGTAACACTTCAATCTACAAGGTTTGATAATGATGATTTTGTGATTCAGAATCGACCAGACGATAGTAGCATTACTTTCCGACAGGTAATTGCATGGGTAGCACAGATGGGCTGCCAGTGGGCGAAATGTGACGAATATGGTCGCTTATGCTTTGGATGGTATGAACGTGAAGTCCCGGATAATTTTTATGATTTGGTGGAAACTCCATGGAAAGATGTAGAAGGTAACGACATATTAGATACCACTGGTGAACAAATCATTACTATCATGCAGACTGGGATTACAGCAATTCAAACAAACGGATTTACTCCATGGCTGTATGATCTTGAAATAACAGGTGTAAAGGTTACAGAATACGTTGAAAATTCTTCTCAAAATGAAGCGAAAACATATCAGTCGGGGAAATCTGGCTACGTTATCGAAATAAGTGATAATAAGCTAATTCAAGAGGGAACAGGAGAAGCAATCTGCAAGATTATTTCAGACAGATGTGTTGGAATGAAATTCAGACCGTTTTCTACTGGTGCTTTAACAAATATTGCATGGGAAGCTGGTGACACCATTGCGATTTCCGATAGAAACGGAAAACAGTACAAGAGCTTCCTAACTTCTGTTACTTTGAATCCAGGCGCATTTGAGCAACTTGAATGCAGTGCTAAGAGTGCATCCAGGAATAAGCAGAAACAATATAGTCTTAATCAACAAATACAGGCAGAAAATAATAAGAATTTAAGAGATGAACGTACCGCCAGGGAAAAAGCACTGGAAGAATTATCACAGCGCCTTGCTGAATCTTCTGGAACATACACGACAGTAGAAACACAGCCAGACGGAAGCAACATCTATTATCTTCATAACAAGCCACAGCTGTCCGATTCTGATATTGTATGGAAAATGACTGCGGAAGCGTGGGCTGTTTCTACAGATGGTGGACAACATTGGAATGGTGGCATGACTGTTGATGGTGATGTGATTGCCAGAATTCTTACTGCTACAGGTGTTAATGCTGACTGGATTAATACAGGAACCATTAAGGCTATTGATAAAGATGGAAACACAACTTTCCTGGTTGATGTAACAACAGGAAGAGTTGTTATTAATGCGGATTCCGTCCAAGTCAAGGGAAAAGATGTTAATGCGATTGCAAAGGAAAAAGCAGAAACAGAAGTAAATAATTTTATAAGCAATACATACACAACTGATATTAATAATTTACAGTCTCAAATCGACGGACAGATTGAGACTTTTTTTTATGACTATGAACCAACCTTACAGAATATCCCAGCTTCTGGATGGACTACAAACGAAGAACGAAAGAAACATGAGGGTGACTTATTTTACTGGAAATCCAAGGGATATGCGTACCGTTTTATGCAAGACGGGGCAACTTGGAAATGGCAATTAGTACAAGATACCGATATCACGTTAGCACTTGCCGCCGCAGAAAAAGCACAGGACACAGCAGATCATAAGCGCAGAGTATTCGTCGTTCATCCAGAGCCGCCTTACGATATTGGAGACTTATGGACGCAAGGCTCTAATGGTGACTTGATGAGATGTAGAGTTGCCAGAGCAAGCGGTTCTTATGATTCTTCCGATTGGGAAAAAGCTTCAAAATACACAGATGATAGTTCTTTAGATTTATTTATCAATGGTGTTTTTAAAGATTCTCTTAATTCTTTAAAAACACAGATTGATGGGAAAATTGAAACTTGGTATCAGCCAAACGATCCATCTATTAAATGGACAAAAACAGAGGAATTACCGTGGTGTGATATTGACGGAAACAAGATTCTGGATGAATCCGGGAATGAAATTGTCTTGGTATGGGAATCAGAAAAAGCAGAGCATGAGGGCGACCTTTGGCACAATACTTCTGATAACACGCAATGGATATACAAATCCGGGGAATGGCAACCGCAATCTATTCCAAATGAATTATTAGACAAGATAGATGGGAAGTCATCTGTCTATATGGTTCAGCCAAAACCACCATATTACAAAGGCGACTTGTGGGTGACAACCAATAGTGAAGGAAAGGCTTCCCTCAAAACCTCCACTGTAAATCGTGTTGATGGAGATTTTGACGCATCTGATTGGATAGATTTCAAGTATGCAGACAAAGATGATATCAAAAATGCAATTGACAATTACGATACCAGTCTTGGACAGGATGAAGTGTTCAATAAACTCACAAAAGGTGGAGCAGAACAGGGAATCTATATCGAAGATGGAAAAGTATACATCAATGCGAAATACATTTTAGCTGGCTTGCTTGCCGGTGAGAGAATTAACGGTAGAGGGCTAAAAGTCATTGATGATGACAAGAACGTAACCTTAGAAATCGACAGCAAAGGAAACGTCATCCTAGCTCCAAAAACTTTTTCCTTACAAGGCAAAACAGTAAAGGAAATTGCAGATTCTTCTGCCAGCACCGCAGTTTCTGGACAGACACAAGCCGATATTTTCAACAAACTTACCAATGGCGGCAAGGCACAGGGGATTTACTTGGATGAAAATGGAAATGTCTATGTAAATGGTGAATACGTGCAAGCCAAAGGAATTAGGGTTGTTGATGGAAATGGAAAAACCACTTTTTCCATTGACAAAACCACTGGTGCAGTAACAATAGCAGCTTCACAGTTTACATTAGGAGATAAAAGCGTTACTGATATAGCACAGGAAGAAGTCGTAAAACAAGTCCAAGATATTACATCGGACAATATTATTAAAGGCTATTATCTAACAGAACAAAATGTTAAAGATTATTGGTCTACACAGAGTGCATATACATATGAGTATGGAGTTCAGGATGTAGATGGCGGTAAAAATGCAATCAAAATAAACGGAACTGGAGCACAATTTGGAACGAAAAATTATAAGCCAATAAAAGTTACTGGAAATTATACTTTTTCGTTTTGGATAAAAACTAGTGTTGCAACACAAGTATATGTGTATCTTGGAAGTAAAACAATATTAAATGCTAAAACTACAACTGAATGGAAAAGACTGCAAGTAACAACAACTTTATCTAGCTTACCAAATGATAGTTTAAACAGTTTGAGAATCTTGACATCATCAGTTGGGTCTAGCGTAAAATTTGATACCTATATTTACATGCCAAAGCTTGAATATGCTTACACAAATGAACAAGTGTTCAATATGCTTACAAACAACGGTGCAATAAAGGGCATGTACATGGAAAATGGAGAATTGTATTTTTCATTCACCTATGCACATGGAGGTACATTGAAACTTGGCGGTTCAAATAACGGAAATGGGTTACTTTCCATTCTGAATGCAAGTGGCACACAGGTTGGATATATTGACAATACAGGCGTTCATTTTAACCAAGGTGAATTTTCTGGAAGCGTAAAGTCACTAACTGGGGAAATTGGAAACTGGCAGATTGATAAAACAAATGGAAAATTAACCTCTGCAAACGGTGCCATTGTACTTGATGCGAAAAACAACATGGTAACCATAAATGGCGTTGATCTAAAAGCAAATGGAAACGGATTTGTTATTGATGGCGGTGTAAAAATTAAAAACAGTCCTAAATCTAGTGAATTTGGAGATGAAAGTAATTTCTTTTGTATAGAAAACCTTGGATCAATTACAGATGGAACACACTTAGGAGTTAACAGTCAAGGCATGGTTATTAAGGTTCCATCATCTTCCTGGCGGTATAAGTCAATTCGAACAACTGTCAAGGAAGAAGAACTGGAAGAACTTTATAGGACAAAGGTCGTTTGGGCGAAGTATAAAGAAGGATATCTCGATAAAAACGATAGCCGATATGATAAATTAATGCCAATGTTTCTTGCAGAGGACATGGAAAGGCGTTTTCCAATTGCAGTAAACCATTTACCAGATGGAAAGCCCGAGGATTGGAATTACAGAATTATGATTCCATCCATGTTCGCTATGATAAAATTCAATCATGAGAAAATCAAGGAACTCAAATCCGAAAATGAAGAATTAAAATCGGAATTAAAAAGCATTAAAGAAGAGCTTGAGGAAATCAAAAAATTGTTAAACAAATCAATATAAAGAGGGTGAGAAATCATCCTCTTTTTTATGAATCAAATATTAAAACAAACCTATAATTAAAGGAGGGCAACCACATGCCAAAATGGACTGAATACACATCAAAAGATACGTTAGCGGATAATGACGAAGTAATGCTGTATAGCGCAACTGCGAGAGCGAACAAGCGCGGACTGATGAGCAAGTTTTGGGATTATGTCGTGGATAAAATGTCAACGGCTGTTATCTCGAAATTGGAGACAAATAACAAGACAATCATCGGGGCAATCAATGCACTAAATAGTGAGACCAAAAAATACATTAGCAGAGCTGAATATATAAAAACCGAAAATAATCGTACTCTATATCGTATTGCACCAATCGTTTCAGATATTAGCGTATTGTGCATTAATAGAACTGGGCTTTATCTTATAACTCTCGGACAAACTGGTGGAGTATTTAATAATGCATCAGTAAAAAAAATATATGAAGGTGGAAATGATGCCAAAATTCAAATTGGTGAGAATAGAAAAAGTATAATTTTTGAATGTGATACATATTCCAATCCTATTTTTATTAGTGTTTTTAAATAACCTTGTATAATTATTATTTTAGTAAAGTAATCGTCAGATTGTCGCCTGATGATAATACCATTCCATGAAGCCATTCAAGAGATTTGCTTTTAAATGTGACTGTTTTAAAATCTGTAGAAACAGATATTAACAGATCATTGTCTTGGAATGAGTGGAAAAAGCTTGTTTCTTAATACAAAATCTTTTTACACGATACCCAATTATTACTTGACTTATAGGCTACAGTGATTTGATTAGTATTAGCAAAAATTGCGCAAGCGTCAGAGCCGTATGTAGAAGGTAAAAAAATTCCAAAAGACCATGCTGGAATTTTCTCACCAGTATTTCCCACGTTAACACTTGTTCCTCCAACACTTAATAATTTTGCCTTAGTTCCATCCGGCATTTGCGTAATTCTCTCGGCAATATTGGGAAGCGAGTCACTATAGAGTTTATTGGAGAAACAAGAAAAAAATAACAAAACACTACCAAACATAAAATGAATATGCTATAATCAGCATATCAAAATCGGAACAACAAAAAGGGAGCTGAGTTCCCGACTACCAATCAAAAAACTCAGCTCCAAGCACCACAAAGGGTACAGTATTATTATAGCACAGTACTCTCCCTTTGTGAACCCAAAAGGAGGGTATTTTTTATGGAGAATTTTGCGAATGAATTTATCAGCAAACTTGATGGCAAGATTCCAGATGAAGCACTTAGGACAGTATTACAGGAATTGCAAGTGTTTGCATCTAACTACGATATCAATCAGAGAGAAACGCATGTGGTTCCATATCAAAGCAATATCCCAGATTGCTACAGGGTTTACATGGTGGCAAAAAAGATTGAGGGCATGTCTCCAGAATCCATGAAAACATACAATTTTTATCTCACAGATTTTTTTGAACACACTAACCGACCATTCGAACAGGTTACAACAAATGATATACGGATTTATCTGTACGAAACTCAGAAACGAACAGGAATCAGCAATCGAACACTGGATGGAAAACGGCTTGTTATAAACACCTTTATGGATTGGTGTTGGAAAGAGGGGTATATTCCAAACAATCCATGCGCAAGTATTAAGCCCATTAAATTTGAGGAAAAGCCAAGAGAGCCACTTAGCAACATGGAGCTTGAAATAGTGCGTGATGCTTGCGAAAATTACAGAGATAAAGCGATGATTGAGCTTTTCTACAGTACAGGATGCCGCTTATCCGAAATGGTAAATTTAAAAATTAGTGATATTGATTTCACTTCCAAAGAGGTTCATTTGTTCGGAAAAGGAAGTAAGCACCGAACATCTTATCTGAACGCAAAAGCGGAATATATGTTAAAAAAATACTTTGAATTGGAACGCCCAAAAGAATCAATATCGGATTCTGTATTTGTGATATTCCGAAAGCCTTATAATGAAATGCACAAAGAATCAATATATGCGAGAGTAAAGGCTATTCAAAAGCGTTCCGGAATCGAAAGAAGCCTGTTTCCGCACTTGCTTAGACACACAATGGCAACAGATGCCTTAAATAGAGGAATGAACGTTGCCGAAGTAAAAGAAATATTAGGACACGAAAAACTTGATACCACAATGATTTACGCTAAAATCAGCCATGATTCTGTGAAATTTAATCATAAGAGATATATTGTATAAAGAGTTTATGCTAAAGAGCACTCCAAATGGGGTGCTTTTTATTATGCACTTTTTAACCTCAACAATGAAAGGAGACCATACATGAATATCAATACCTCATTAATCAGCAACAACAACAGCTACGCCGGACAGACACCTCTGTATATTGTCATCCATAATACAGATAATACAGCCAAAACAGCAGATGCCAAGGCACACGCCACCGCACAGCACAACGGCAATTTTCATGGTTATTCAGCCCACGTATTCGTTGACGATAAGTCAGCATACCAAGCCTTGCCGTACAATCGTGGAGCATGGCATGTTGGAGTAAATTATGGCGGCAAGCTTTTTGGAACTGTAAACAATCACAACTCTATTGGAATTGAAATGTGCATGAATGCTGGTTACAACTACGAAAAGGCATTCCAAAATACCGTTGATGTATGTAAGCAGCTTATGAAGAAATACGGAATCCCAGCAAGCCGAGTAGTGCAGCACTACGATGTTTGCGCTAAGAATTGTCCTTCCGTTATCCGTGGAAAGGGTGACTGGAATAGATTTAAGAAGCTTATTTCCAGTGAAACCGTGACAGTTCCAACCACAAAGCCGACAGTAAAGATTGACAAGTATTACCGTGTCCGCAAGACCTGGAAGGATTCCAAGAGCCAGATCGGGGCGTACAAGTCACTCAAAAATGCAAAGAAAGCTTGCAAAGCCGGTTATTCTGTTTTTGATTGGAATGGAAAAGCTGTGTATTCCGTGACTGCAAAGAAAAGTGTAGCCAAGGTAGCAAAAGAGGTAATTAACGGCGAGTGGGGGAACGGACAAGATAGACGAGACCGCCTGGAAGCTGCCGGCTACAACTACGCAGAAGTGCAGAAAAAAGTCAACGAATTACTGAAATAATAACACTCCCGGGGTTTTCCCGGGAGCTACTTAAATGTTGTATATTCTTCAAATTCGTTTTTTATTTTTGCAAAGTCTTTTCTTCTGATAGGCACAGTATCCCCAGAAAACATAAGGAACGAAGTGTTTATTTCTTTTACCTCATCCATGTTTATTAAGTAGCTCTGGTGGCACCTCAAGAATCTGGAATCCAGTAATTCTTCAATATCAGACAGTTTACATCGTTCCGTATAAACTATACCGCAAGTGCAGTGAATAATGATGTATTTGTTTCGGCTCTCAATATATTCGATATTTTGAAATTCCACCCGATGAATAAAGTCTTTTCCTTTTATCATAAGAGTGCTTTTGCTGATATGTTCCAGAGCATGATTGAAAGCAGTATACATTCTGCCATTTTCAGATCCTTTTATAATATAGTGAATTGGGAGTAAATCAAGAGCTTCAAAAACATACTCTTTGTGGGCTGTCCAGAAAATAATATTTCCATCATAGCCATTTAATCTCAATTCCTTTGCAACTTCAATTCCATTTTCTTCTCTCAAAACGATATCCAAAACTACAATATCATACCATTCGCCATCTGCCACATCATCAATAAGTGGCTGTCCTTTATCATACGGAGTAATCAATGCTTTTATATCACCATTTCGTTTGAGAAAATTATTAATCCGATGCATAAATATACCAATCTGGATTTCGTTATCATCACATATTGCAATTCGCATTCAAATCATCCCTTTTCATGTAAAATTCGCCACCAGAGGTGCTAATTTCGCCATTTCCTGTGTAATTGTATATTTTTTGATACAATGTTATTGTAATACATTAAGATGATAGTGTAAAGGGGATGGATTCATGGAGAAACATAAAAAAATCATAATTGTGTTTATACTGATATTCGTGCATGTGCTCTTGATTCAATATGTTTACTTCTGCCCGGAGCGTAGTATTATCTTTGGGAGGGGTAAAACTATCGCAATTGCAAAAGCAGAGGTAAAACAGGTTGTCCATGAGCGCTATAAATCCCTCGCTGACAAGCATCCAGCCCCTTTATTTCTATCTACATATATAACGAATGAAAAGTACCAAAATCACAATATCTATACTGAAAAAATCATAATTTGCAATAATATCGAGGAAAAGCAACTTGCCAGAAAGGATTTAAGCGGAGATGATTCCATTCCAGTATATAGTTATGAAAACATGATATAATTTAATAAATAAGAACAGATGTTTGGAATATTGGGAGGGATTTACGTGGATTACAAGAAAGAAATTATTGAGATGCTTGAAAATATACATAGCGAAAAGTTTATGAAGTTTTTGTATAACATGATTATTTCATTTAAAAAACAATGGGGCTATTAAAAAAAGCAGGGAGATTAATCCCTGCTTTTTTTGTAAAGAAATTCAATCATGTCGAAAACACTCTTTTTATCAGTGTCACTCAGTTCAAGCAACAGCTTAACATGTTCTACAGATATTGTGTCAGTCATAAGTTTTGGGATAAAATCTGTTTCGGTTTCTAAATTATCTTCCCACCCCATCAAATATGCTGGAGTAGTGCAGAGCGCATCCGCCAATGGCTTTGCATATTCTGCTGGTACCTTGTCAATATCTCCTTTTTCATATCTAAATATAGTAGATCTTGATACGCCCAACTTTTCAGCAAGTTCATCAGCGCTCATACCAAGCTGTTTTCTTCTCTTTTTTATTTGTTCGCCAGTTTTCGACATTTTGTACACCTCCTTTCTGAAATATATAATATCATTAATGTTGCAAAAATGCAACAAAAATAATTGCAAAAATGCGAATTTTTATATTGACAAATGCGACTGCAAGAGGTAATATATAATCACAAAGTCGCATTAATGCTACTAGAAAGGAGGTAACGCTTGTGGTTGTAAATATAGCAAGGCTTAAAGGTAAAATTGTTGAACATGGAAATACACAAGAAGCTGTTGCAAGCGCAATTGGTATGGATAGAAGCACTTTTTACCGTAAGCTGAAAGATGGCGGCGAAAAGTTTACAATTGGTGAAATTCACGGAATTGTAAGCGCAGTTCCTTTAAGTAGGGAAGAAGCAATAGATATTTTTTTTACACAGTAGTCGCAATAATGCGACAGGAGGTATTAATGTTAATTCATTTAAAAAAAGCTCTTGATGATAAAGGAATTACAATCAGAGCGTTTGCAAAGGTTCTTGGTGTTGATGAAAGGACTATTCAGAACAAGATAAAGGGGAAAACACCTTTTACTTATCCAGAAGCAGTCCTTTCTAAAAAAGAGCTTTTCCCAGAATATGATCTGGAATATCTGTTTAAAGAAGAATAGCAAAAAACTGACAGGAGTGCTGTCCTATCAGTTCTTGCCTAAATTTGTTTACCTTATGTGTTTTGCAGACTGAACGCACTTGTTGAGTCACATAAGCAGCACCAAATGTTTCTTGAAACACTTCACCACTTACGCAGTTTTAGTTCTGCGATTGAGTAAAAAGGATTAGCTGCCCATTAGTTGGCGAATGTAGGAATTTTGTTCAATACGGTGAACGAAATTGCTTAACGTACTTTGGTAACGCAGGTTACTCTGCTTGCAACCTACAATAAGGAACAGGGCAAATTCAAAAGTTGGGTCAAAGCAAACAACTCCTTTCATTGCCCATTATTTGGGTATGAAAGAATTTTAACACATAGGAAAAATATTTTCAACACAAAACGGAATTGAAAGTCAGATTAAGAAAGGAGTGATAAACACGAACCAGTTAGTACATATTGGAAATTCGGATATCTCAATAAAAGAGTATAACGGTCAGCGAGTGGTTACATTCAAAGATATTGATGCAGTTCATGGCAGACCAGACGGAACAGCAAGCAGAAATTTCAGAACAAACAGAGAGCGCTTTATTGAGAGCGAAGATTTCTTCCGAGTAAGCGCCGACGAAATTCGTCGTACCAAAATTTTTGACATTCCAGACAAGGCAACTTCTGATTATGCGCTTATTACAGAACAGGGTTATCTAATGCTAGTAAAGTCCTTCACAGACGATTTAGCATGGGATGTTCAGCGACAGCTTGTGAATGGGTACTTTAAAACCAAAGAAACTGTAAAAAGGGCATTGTCACCAGAACTTCAAATGTTACAGGGGCTACTTTCACAAATGGTTGAAAAAGAACTTGCTGACAAAGAAAGAGATAGACAGATTTTAATTGCCAAAGAAACCGCAGATAAAGCTGTTGCGACAACAGAGAACATCAAAGAAGCGGTTAAGCCTGTATTTGATAACTGGCGTTCAGAAATTAATTCTAAATTCAATCGCATACAAAAAGGTGCTGGAGCAGAGTTTAAAATGCTTAGAACAGAAATGTACACAGAATTGGAACGCCGGGCTGGATGTGATCTGAATACAAGATTAAGAAATAAGCGAAAACGCATGGCTGAAAATGGTTGCACCAAAACAGAGATTAATTCACTAAACAAAATGGACGTAATCGATGACGATAAAAAGCTGCGAGAGATTTTCTCCAAAATCGTAACTGAATACGAAATTAAATATTGTGCGTAGAAGAAAGGAAGTGAAATAGATAATGTCAGAAAAGGAAAAGAGAATAGTAGAGAAGTTAAAAGAAGTAATTCCGAAAATGTCAGATTTTGACAAGGGATATATTCTCGGAAAAGTCGAAGGAATGACAAGTGAGAAAGAAGCAGAAGAAGAGTGTTCTGAACAGGAGGATGCAAGTTGAAACCAGATAACGAAACAATAATCCGTTTTAAAAACGGTCGCATATTGCATCTACCATACGAAGCGTACGATAAAATAGCTTTTTACGGCGAAGGAGTTACAGAAATTCGATGGAATACTGGAAATTCTCAGACTGAAATTCAGTTAAAACAGGAAGATGTACTCTACATCGCTAGGACAACGCAGAACACACTTGACAGCAAAAATTATACCACAGGGGAGAGAATAAAAGAAAATAGGGAGGAAAAACAATGATTAAATTTGAAAACGGATTAGTTAACATTTCTGGTAAAGGTATTGTTATTCTTTCAGAGTATGCAGTTATTACCCATGAAATTAAAGAGATGTTTGTAAAAGATGGTAGAAAAGAGGAAGAAGTAAAAGAACAGCTCAGACATTCGTTCGATCATGGCCTTATGAACGAGGAAGAACTTGACAAAGAAATCAAGGAAAAGTTCAAACAGGCAGATACAATTATTCCGATTATTTCGCTTCTGGAAGAAATGCTTAAAACATTCGGTACAAAAGACAAGGAGAATTAATCATGGGAGAAACTAAGAGCACAGATTACATTCCAGAGAACGCCAATGAAGAATATGCACTTCTGGTTGGAAGATTAAAGGCATTTGAAGCTTGGGCGAATAGCGTGAAAGATTATGATTTCACAAAGGACATGGCATTCAAAATGCTTGGGCTTGGTTTAGAGGAATCAAAGGAGGAAAAGAAAGAATGAAATGCTTTAAAGGCTTTGATAAAGACTTAAAGTGCAGAGATTTCCAGTATGAAATCGGAAAAGAATATTCGGAAGAAAAAGCAGACATTTGCAATTATGGATTCCATGCATGCGAATTTCCTATGGATGTATTCAATTATTATCCACCTTCAGATTCCAGATATTGCGAAGTGGAGCTTGAAGCGAATAATCAGAAATCATCTGATGATAGCGAGAGAGTTGGGAAGAAAATTTCCGTGAAAGCAGAAATTGGAATTGCTGGAATTATCAAAGCTGGCGTTGAATACATCAAAGAGCAAGTTAATTGGGAAGACGATAAGGCAACCAATACCGGAAATCAGTCAGCGGCAACCAATACCGGATATCGGTCAGCGGCAACCAATACCGGATATCAGTCAGCGGCAACCAATACCGGAGATCGGTCGGCGGCAACCAATACCGGATATCAGTCAGCGGCAACCAATACCGGAAATTGGTCAGCGGCAACCAATACCGGAAATCAGTCAGCGGCAACCAATACCGGATATCGGTCAGCGGCAACCAATACCGGATATCAGTCA